AAGTAGGTATTATATCTAGTGAAATGGCAATGATGATTGCTGAAATAACCTTAGTATCTGACGTAGCCAATGAACTAAAAAATGACCTTCGCACAGATTTAAGAAGAGTTGAATCTATTATTGAAGACGTAGAACAAAATCAGAAAACAGATTCAAGAGAAAATTCATCTGACATTAAATTTGCTATTAAAGATATTCAAGATGAAATGGCAGAACTAGAAATAAAAATTACTGAAATAATTCAAAAGACTTTAGCTAATCCCTTAGCTGGCATGAAATAGTCTTGACATTTATGTATTAATTACTATATAATAATAACAACAATCTTTTTACAGGAGGATCAATGTTAGACCAAACAAGAGTATACAAAGAACGGATGACACAAGTTTTGAGTGAGGCTATAGAAGTTAACAATACTCAATTAATAAATGGGAGTGCAGAAGATTATGCAAACTATAAATATCTAGTAGGCATAGGACAAACTCTGTTAGACATGAAAGATCGTCTACATACAGAGTACATTAAGCTATATAAAGAAATAGCAGGAGGCACAGATGAATAAAGAACTACCAAAACCACAAGGTTATAGAATGTTATTAAAACCTTGGGAGCCATCAGACAAATCAACTGGTGGTGTAATATTTTCAGAACAGACAAGAGACATGATTAGGTTTGCTTGTGTGGTTGCTGAAGTAATAGACATGGGATCTGAATGTTATAAAGACATGTCTAAATCAAGCACTACCTGGTGTAAGCCTGGAGACTATGTATTAACAGGTAAGTATGTTGGATTAAAATTCAAATACGAAAACGCTGACTATTCTATCATTAATGATGATGAAGTGGTAGCCGTAGTACCCAATCCAGCAAAGATAAAACACAGATAGACACTTGCAAATATGCCACAATTTGTGGTATTATATTGGCATAGCGCATAACGCAGTTCGCAACTGACGGAGGTAAATATGATAGAAGACCCAAAAGAACCGATTGACCAAGAGGAAGAACTCGAGGTTTTAATTGATGAAGAAGGCCAAGTAGAAACGTCTTCTGAAGAGCCACAAGCTCCAGAAAAAGAAACTCCCAAAACTGAAGTAGATGATGAAGATGATGATGATGATGCAGATGAAACTGTAGATGAATCACCTGAAACTACTGAAGAAGAGGAAGGATCTGAAGATAAAAAACTATATGGTAAAAGAGCTGAAAAGCGAATTAAACGGCTAGTTAAACAAAGGAAAGAACTTGAAGAACGTCTTGCTAATCTTGAAGAAGAGAAAGTAAAATTCAAAAGGGAAAACCAAGAACTAGTTGGAAGATCTGCTGATTCTGAACTAGCTGCAGTTGTGCAGTATGGTGACAGACTCAAGGCTCAAGAGAGAGAAGTATTATCTTCTCTTCGTTCTGCTAAAGAAGCAGGTGATGTTGATAAAGAAATTGACGCTACAGATAAGTTAGCATCGATTAAAGCTGAAGCATTAGTTGTAAGGCAGTATGAAGAAAGAGCTAAATCAGCTTCTGCTCAAAAAGTTTCTACTGAAGAAACTGTTGAAACAAAACCACAAGCAACTCTCCCTGATAGGAAAGCTGTAACCTGGCAAAAAAGAAACTCTTGGTTTGGGGGAAATAATCAAAGCGAAAAGATTATGACTCAAGCTGCGATGATAATTCATAAGGAATTAATTGAAGAAGGAATATATCCTGATTCAGATCCTGATGAATACTATAACGAGTTAGACGCTCGTGTACGTACAGAGTTTCCTGGAAAGTTTAAACAAGACTCTTCAGTAAAAAAAGTGCAAGTAGTAGCGGGCGGAACGCGCACTTCCCCCAGTGGCAAACAAAAGGTCACACTGACAAAGTCAGAAGTAGAGACTGCCAATAAACTTGGAGTTTCGCTACAAGAGTATGCGCGACACAAAATACGCCGTGATGAGTCGGCGAGATAAGGAGTAGATGAATGACACAGGCTACTAAGACAACCCGTAAAACGCGAAGTTCGGGTACTCGCAAGACAACATGGACACCACCAAGCAAGTTGGATACACCAGCTGCACCAGATGGTGTACATTATAGATGGGTTCGACATGAACTCCTGAATGAAGATCAATCAGGAAATGTGCATGAAAGAGCTCGTCAAGGATACGAACCAGTAAAACCCGATGAACTTGGCGGGAACTGGCAATCGGATGTTTTAGACACAGGCAAGCATGCGGGTGTAGTTAGAAGTGGTGACTTAATTCTTATGAAGGTTGATCAAGAGATCGCTGACGAAAGAAATGAGTACTATGATAACAAGACCAAAATGCAAGAAAGAGCGGTCAACTCTGAATTGCAAAGCAACAATAGCGCAGCTGCACCTATCAGCCAAGACGGATCTTCCTCAGTCACACGAGGTGGAGGAAATAAAACTGCAAAGTTTGACGACTGATAGCAATATTGGTCAGAATTTTGCTTAACTATACTATGGAGGTATAAAAATGGCATATGGCCTAAAACCAAAGAAGCACGCTAAAGGTGGTTCAATTAGAACCAATAACTTTAGTGGAGCCAATGGTTACAGAATAGCCGCTACCGCACCATCCGCATTCTTCGAAGGCGATCTCGTGACTTTTTCAGCTGGAAATATCGTAACTGATATGGCCGCTGCAAGTCCAGGAGCAGTCGTAGGAGTGTTTTATGGAGCAGAGTATGTGGACAATGCATCTGGCGAAGTTAAATTCGTTAGATCAATTCCAACAGGAACTGTAGCTAAAGACAAATACAAAGTGTACGTATACGATGACCCAGATATTCTATTTGAAATGGAAGCTGATCAAGCTGCAACTGCATTAACAATTGCAGATGTAGGTAAAAATCTACAAATCGTAGCAGGACCAACAGGTTCAGCGATTACACACAAATCAGGGTTAACCGCTGACTCAAGTACAAAAGCAACAACAAACACTTTCCCAGTTACATTACTAGGCAGTGCAGAGTTGGATGATGCGTACTCAGCAGCAGGAACTACAATGGACATTTTGGTGAAAATTAATACTCATCAATTTGGACTAGGCGCTACTGGCGTAACAGGAATATAAGGGGAATATAAATGGCTATATCAAGAGCACAAATCCTTAAAGAACTAGAGCCAGGTCTTAACGCTATTTTCGGAACTGAATATAACAGATACGAAAATGAGCATGCCGTCTTGTTCGATGAGGAAACATCAAATAGAGCCTTTGAGGAAGAAGTACTCTTCCCAGGCTTTGGTAATGCAAACGAAAAATTCGAAGGCGCGGCAGTTGATTATGCTGAGTCAGGCGAAGGTTATGTATCAAGATATACACATAACACAGTTGCATTAGCATTTTCATTAACAGAAGAAGCAATGGAAGATAATCTTTATGATAAACTTTCAACTAGACTAACTAAAGCATTAGCTAGATCTATGGCTTCTACTAAGCAGCTAACAGCAGCTAACGTATATAACAATGCGTTTAATGCAGCAGTCACAGGTGGTGACGGACAGGCATTAGTATCTAATGCTCACCCACTACAAAATGGCAACAATGGTTCTAACAGACCAGCCACTTTTGCTGACTTATCTGAGACATCTTTAGAAACAGCTTTGATTGACATCGCTGGATTCACAGATGACAAAGGTATCCCAGTAGCACTTCAAGGTAAGTCTCTACACATTCCAAGACAATTGGTATTTGTAGCAGAAAGACTTATGAAGTCTCAGGGTCGTCCAGGCACAGCTGACAATGATATCAACGCTGTCAACAACATGGGTATGATTCCTAACGGTTACTTTACTAACCACAGGTTCTCAGATCCAGACGCATGGTTCATTAGAACCGACTGTCCTAATGGCACAAAGATGTTCAACAGATCATCTATGAGCACTAAGATGGAAGGCGATTTTGAAACAGGTAACGTAAGATATAAAGCCAGAGAAAGATACAGCTTCGGTTGGTCTGACTGGCGTGCTGTTTACGGTAACTCAGGCGCGTAACTAATAGAACTTAGACTAGGGGGTATTTTAAAAGTGCCCCCTTCTCAAGCAATAAATAAACAACCATGGACTGCTTAGCAGACTATATGAAAGGATTATAGACTATGGGAACAACAACTTTTTCAGGACCAGTAAACACATTAAGTGTTATCGGTCTTAACGTATATACAGTGGCTACCGCACCTGATGGTGTGGAAGGTCAAATTGCGTATTTTTCAGATGGAGCTGCAGGTGCAGCAATCCTAGCTTTTTATGATGGATCTAATTGGAAAAGAAGCGATACTGGTGCTACAATAGCATCATCTTAATTTTAACGGGGAGTTTCGGCTCCCCAACACAAGGAGGTTTATATGTCATCAAGTGACGTAAAGTTTAGTACCAGAACTTCAGACGGAAGATTTGGTAAAGACCCACAAGCTACAGATAATTTTCTGGGCAGAGTAAGGGTTCAATATATTCAAGGAGCTGGAGTGGCAACTTCAACTGTAAAACTGTATGATGGAACAGATGCTAATGGTATCCTAAGATATCAAGCAGGTTTCGGTACAGAAGGCTTAGATGTCTATGTTCCTAATGATGGTTTAGTTTTTGAAACTGGTGTGTTTATAGATTTAACAAACACTACTTCAGTAACTATTGCTTATAATTAATCTTTAACAGGTAAATTATGGCAACATCGGGTACACATACATTTAATTTAGACACAGCTGAAATTATACAGGAAGCCTACGAACGCGTAGGTTTTGATGTTAAGTCTGGTTATGATCTAGTAACAGCTAGGCGTTCCCTTAATTTAATTTTAACGAAGTGGGTAAACGAAGGAGTAAATTTATTTACTATTACTTCCCATATAATTAATCTAACTAAAGATAGCGCTACCACAACTGTAGCGGCTGGGCAATTTCTAGATATACTAGATGCGTCAGTAAGAGATACGAATAGTTCTCCAGTTTCTGATGTTAACTGCGAGAGAATTAGTTTATCAGAATATTTAAACTTCCCCACTAAGACAACATCAGGCAAGCCTGTACAATTTGCTGTTGAAAGAAACAGTCAATTCAAAGCAGCTGGTGCAAATACACATACAATATATTTATGGCCTGTTCCAAATCAAACTTATTATCAATTAAATACTTGGGCAATAAGATATCCCCAAGATGTTAATGATACGTATACCGAAAATCCTGACATACCTAGAAGATATTTACCTGCATTGATTAGTGCATTAGCAGTTGAACTTGCTAATAAAAATCCAGCTAAAGTAGATGGGGCACGTAGAGCAGAATTAAAAGCTATGTATGAACAAGAATGGCAATACGCAAAAGAAGAAGATAGAGAAAGAGCAAGTTTTTATATACGACCTAAGATTCGAGGATACTAAGAACGATGGCAAGAAGAGCTTCAGGTAAATATGCATATCTGATTGATGATCGTTCTGGCAGGAAGATACGATACAAAGATGCGAGGACTGAGTGGAACGGGCTCCGAGTACATAAGAAAGACTGGGAGCCTAAACAAAGTTTATTAGATCCACCTCACCTTGGTCCCGAAGCAACTTCACTATCAAACCCAAGACCTGACAATGATGTAGATTTAACTACAGTAAAGTTTGGTTCTTTATTTGGTAGAGGAACTCCACC